AGAAGTTCTTCCCCAACTCGACAATCAACCTGCACGTCACCGTCAAGCCCTATGGGTGGTGGCACGACAGGTTCACGCGATTGGCCCCGGAGGGGATCCAGTGGCGCCTGGTGGAGTCGCTATAGTGGGCGTCGGGGATATTTTAATGAGTATGGGCGAAGCCCGCGCGCTGTACAAGCGCGTGAGCAAACCCGTGCTCATCGTCGGCATGGACGGCAAGCCCGTCTTCTCCGATCTGTTCGCTGGCATCCCTTACGTCATCATCCCCAGGCCAGCAATACGCGGTATGCGCTCCCCCATCGGGTTCGTAGGTTCAGGCGTGCGCCTCGTCAACGGTCCCGGCGCACGCCCCTACATTTCAGCAAAACTGCCCGCCAAGTGGGCGTGGAAAGCCTACAAGCCGATCCCTGCCGAGATCGTGTTCACGCCAGAGGAACTCGAATTTGCCGAGCCCTATCGGGGCATGATCATGCTCGAGCCCCATGTGAAAAACAACGGGCATCACAACAAGGACTGGGGGCCGATCAGTTGGCAGCAAGTCGATAGCGCTCTGCACGCCATGCGAGGGGGCTTGCAGACGGTGCAGTGCGGGCCGCCAGGCACCCGCTGGCTGCTTCATTCGACCCCTGCCGTCACGAATACCTTCCGCGCGGCCTGCGCGGTCCTGTCGGTGTGCCGGGCGTTCGTCGGTGCCGAAGGCGGCCTGATGCACGCTGCCGCTGCGGTAGGTGTGCCGGCGGTGATCGTCTACGGCGGGTTCATCTCGCCGCAGGTCACGGGCTACGCGATGCACCGCAACCTGTTCACTGGCACGGGGCTGGGCTGTGGGATGCGTACCGATTGCCCGCACTGTGCAGCAGCGATGGCACGGATCACGCCGGCAATGGTGCTGGCACAACTCAAGGAGATTCTGTGAAGCAGGTCAGCGGTTGGTGGTTTCCCGAGCACGAACTGCACCTCCCGGTGTGGATGGGTCATCCGAAGAACAGGCTCATCCTCAACGGACGGCAAGCGTACCAGGGCAGAAAGCAGGTCGCCGCGCTGAAGTACTGCACGCAGCACCGCGTTGCGCTCGACGTGGGCGGACATGTCGGGCTCTGGTCGTACAACATGGCGCACGAGTTCGGTGCGGTCTACGCCTTCGAGCCGGTGGCAGCGCATCGCGAGTGCTTCGAGAAGAACCTGGCCGGCGTGGGCCAGCACGTCCACCTGAAGGCGCTGGCGCTGGGCGCTGTGGCCGGTAGCGTGTCGATCGCGACGGAAGAAGGCAGCAGCGGGAACTCCACAGTCAGTGGCCTGGGCGACATCCCGATGGTCACGCTGGACAGCCTCGGTATCCTTGACGTGGACTTTGTTAAAATAGACGTTGAAGGCTATGAAGAAAATGTAATACGGGGTGGGGTTGAAACCATAAAAAAATATAAACCTGTAATCATTGTGGAACAAAAACGGGACTTCCATGCACGTTTTGGCCTGAACCCACTCGGAGCGATTCAGTTTCTTAAATCCCTCGGGTACAAACAAGTAGAAGAGATAAGCGGAGACCACATACTAATATGTCCGTAGACACAGAAGCGTGGAAGATGCACCCTAAGTTCGTAGACTACGAAATTAGTACGCAGGGGCGCGTCCGTAGACTAACGCCTAAAAAAGGAACACGCGCTGGCAGGATCAAAACTTCCGTATTAAATACTACGGGCTACAGTATAGTGAGCATAGATGCTAAGCCGCGTAAAGTACACGTTTTAGTTCTTGAAACTTTTGTTGGGCCTAGGCCAAAAGGATACGATGCGTGCCACAAAGACGGTAGCAGAACTAACAACACCCTGTCTAACCTAAAGTGGGCAACCCGCGTAGAGAATATGGCGGATGCCCGCCGCCACGGTACAGATATGCGTTGTGACAGACACCCGTCTGCTAAGCTAGATTGGCCTGCTGTAGTCGAAATACGTAAATGTGTTTCTGAAGGTGAACTATACAAATATCTAGCTTTGCGCTTCGGTGTTTCTAGAGCCCATATATCATATGTAGTTAACCGAGGGTGGAACCCATGACAATCTCCCAACGCATCGACGCGATCACCGCAATCCCGCCCAGCCACCGGCACGAGGTCATCCCTGCGCCCCGGTCATGCAAGATCGAAACCGGCAAGGGGTGCAACTACTCCTGCTCGTTCTGCGTGCGCAGCATCCGCGTGAACGACAAGGGAGAGATGGACCGCAAGCTCTTCTCCCGCATCATCCGTGAACTGCGCGCGGCGGGGGTCGAAGAACTGGGGCTGTTCTACATCAACGAGCCGTTCATCTGCAGTTGGCTTCCTGAAGCGATAGCTGAAGCGAAAACCGTCGGGTTCCCGTACACGTTCCTGACAACCAACGGCAGCGCCATCACACCCTCGCGTTTGCGGGACTGCTTCAACGCCGGGCTGGACAGCCTGAAGTTCAGCATCAACTTCAGTGACGCCCGGCAGCTCGCCGACGTGGCAAAGGTCAGCGAGCACTTCTGGCGCAAGGCGATCGAGAACCTGAAGACGACGCGGCGCATCCGTGACGCCGGCCACTACAACTGCCGCATCTATGCCAGCAGCATCCAGTTCGACGGCGAGCAAGGCGAGAAGATGCAAGCCGTGGTCGACGAGATCCGGCCCTTCGTCGATGAGTTCTACTGGCTGCCGCTGTACGGCATGAGCGGCGCCACCAAGGCCGCCGGCTGGAAACCGCAGCCCGGCAACCCAGGACGGCTCAACGCCATGCGCGACCCCCTACCCTGCTGGGCGTGCTTCACCGAGGCCCATGTGACCGCTGATGGGCTCCTGGCGGCATGCTGCTTCGGCAGCGGGATCGACGGGGAACTGATCATGGCTGACCTCAAGGAGGTGTCGTTCGAGGAGGGCTGGAACTCGCAAGCCTTCCAAGACCTTCGCCGCGCGCACCTGGCCAAGGACGTGAGCCAGACGGCGTGCGCCGAGTGCGCAGCGGGGTGACGCCATGAGGCATCTCCGCGTGTTCATCGGGTACGACGCAGCAGAACCCGAAGCTGTTCGAGTTGCAGCGAAGTCCCTGAACGAGGTCACGAACGGCGAACTGGAAGCTGAGTTCCTCGACTCGGAAAAGCTCGTTTCGCAAGGCTTGCTCTACCGGCCCCTCGATCACCGCGGACAGGCATACGACATCATCAGCGGATCACCAGTCAGCACGGACTTCGCGAACTCGCGGTTCCTGACGCCCATCCTCTGCCAGGAAGGATTTGCGCTGTTCACGGACTGCGACGTGGTGTTTCAGGAAGACCCGCGGAACATGCTGGACGACACCGGGGCGCAGGAGCACGCCGTCTACGTCGTCAAGCACCGGCACAAGCCCGTCGAAAACAGGAAGATGGGCGGCCAGATACAGACCACGTACTATCGCAAGAACTGGTCGAGTGTCATGCTGTTCGACTGCGACATGCTGGCCAATCATCGGCTATCGCTGCGTGACGTGAACGAGAGGCCTGGCCGCGACCTGCACCGGTTCTACTGGCTGAACGACGCGGAGATCGGTGAACTGCACCCGCGCTGGAACTGGCTGGTGAACGTGCAGCCGCCCTCAGTGGAGCACAGTGGCCGAGGCATCGCTCACTTCACGCTGGGCGGCCCGTTCATCGCTGGCTGGAAAGGCGCTCCCCACGATGACCTGTGGTGGCGCGCAGCGGGCTAGGTCGCGTCACTTGTCGGGTGCGTACACGCCGACCGAAACGATAGACGGTCGGGCGCCCCCGCACATGTAGACCAGCGTGAACGTGAGCCGATTGCCGAGGGCTCCGTAGACGCGCCAAGGCCCCCAGGGCTGCACTGCTGACGAGGAATCCTTCGCCGCCCAGCGCGTCACGGGCTCAAGCCGATACGGGTATTCGTTCTTGCCCCTGGCGATAGCGGGTGGTATGAGCAGGCACTCTCGGTGTTTGATCATCGTCCCTGCAATCACGATGTCGTCGCCCTCACGCACGGCGCTGGTGATCTTCCAGTCAGTGATCACCG